GTGTAATATTTTTTGGTGCTAAGTTGCTTTGGAGAAAGTTTAAATCAATGGCAAATTAGTACCGGAACGGGGAGAGTAATCTCCCTTTTTTCTAATTTTGGAGGAAATTATGATTAAAAGAATTTTAATATTCATTATGATTTTTACTATTGTTATTAATTTTATATTTTATGATAATGCTTATGCAACAACTTTAAGTTTAGGTGATATTTATGGAACTGACTTAGGCTCTGAAATGTTAGCTTTTTTACTTGCTTCACTTGCAGTAGGTGTAACTTATAAAAGTCTTGCAGAAGCAGAAAAGTTATTTAAAACATCTGAACTTATAAATTGGGATGAAATACTTGGTTCAGCACCCGATCCGCCTCCAGGTGGAGGACAAAATCCTAATAAAAAATTAATAACTGCTTTGTTGCTTGGTGTTCCTGGTGGTGCTTTTTTATCTTCAATATTTGGTGATTTGATTAGTTGGTTTCAAGGCTTAGGGGCAACAGAAGGAGAAAATATTATTAATATTGGTGAAACAAAAATATTCGGAAAATTAACATATAATATAAGATTTGGTACAAATAATGGATATGATTGCTATGTTATAGATACCAATATTGGAAAAGCATATCATGATATAGCTCCTATTGGATACTTTACAGATATGACATTAAATGAAGCATATATAACAAATGTTAAACCAGGAGATACAATAGAAGTTTACCATGATAGAAGTTATAAAGACCAATACGGAATGAATAGGAGAGATAAAGGTGTTCTAACTATATTTATACAAGGTATCTATGATATATATATTAATGGTGGTGGTAATCCTTTGCCATTAGAAGATATTAAATATCATGTTAGTCCAATATCAGCAGTAGTAACCGATATACCACCAACAACAATGCCGCAACCAGATATTTTTAAGTTGCAAGGAATAGAAACTATAATTACTCCAGATGGACAAGAAAAGGTAATATATCCTGGTGATTTTGAAGATTTAGTTGATGAAATAGTAAATAGTACAACATTTGATGATGTTAAAAATATCATTCCAGGTTCAAATCCTTATATTGTAACAGAAACGCAACAAGGTTTAAATATAAATACAGGTGTAGAATCTCCTTATCCAGATGTTAATACAGAACCTATAGAAGATACTGCAGCTTATCAAGGAACAACTATAGGATTGTTACAGTCAATAATTAATTGGTTATCACTTATAAGGAATGATATATCAAGTTTGCCAGAAAAACTTTTTGAAGTTCCTCAAGACTTATCTTTAAATTTTGATAATTTAAAATTGAATGGTTTTCAAGATAGATTTCCTTTTTCTATCCCATGGGATATAGCTTCAGCAATAGGAGTTTTTTCTTCTTCTCCAACTGAACCAGATTTAACTATTGATATTGATACAAATTATTTTACACTTAATCATGAAATTGATATTTCTTCAATTACATTACCTTTACGTTTTGCTAGATATGTTGCAAGTGTGTTTTTTGTTTTATATTTAGCAAATAAAACTAGGGATTTAATAAAATGGTAGGAGGATTTTAATGTTAATATCTGCTATATTTTTTGTATTAAATAAAATTATTGAAATTATAGGTTTTATGGTTGGAATATTATATTCTGTATTGCCACCATCACCATTTACAATAATTGAAAATTTAGAATTTAGTTCTTTAATATCACAAATAAATTATTTTTTGCCTATATATGAGTTTGTAGCAATTTTAGAAACTTGGTTACTTGCAATAGCAGTATTCTATGTATATTCTATCTTTGCTAGGTGGTTAAAGGCGGTGCAGTGATGATTTCTTTATATACTGGAACTCCTGGTAGTGGAAAGTCTTATCATGCCGTATATGAGATTTTAAGACGTGTAAAGAGAAAAAATAAGAATACTGTTATTGCAAATTTTCCTTTGAATTTAGAAAATAAGTATAAAGATAATTTTATGTATTTGGATAATTCTGAATTAACTATTGATTTTCTTGTTAATTATGCAATTAAAAACAATATACCAGGTGTAGAAGGTCAAACATTAGTTGTAATTGATGAAGCGCAAATAATTTTTAATTCGAGGGAATGGGGTACTAATTCAAAGAAACGTCTGGATTGGATAAAGTTTTTTAGTCAGCATAGAAAATATGGTTATAACTTTATTTTAATTGCGCAGTTTGATAGAATGATTGACCGTCAAATTAGGTGCTTGATAGAATATGAAATGGCACATATGAAAATTAATAATTATTTTATCTTGTTGCCATTTACTTTATTTTTATGTGTTCAACGGTGGTATGGTCAAAAAATGAAATTAGATCATGAGATAATCAGATATAGTAAGAAAGTAGCTAAGTGTTATAACTCTTATTCTACTTTTGATAATGCTTCTATAAATACAAATGATGAAGGTAACTTGCTTAAAAGTTGTGCTTCAGCAGTTGTTATTAAATAAATATATTAGCTACTAAATGTCAGTTATTTTGTTTTATAACTGATTTTAATGGTTTTTCTTTTTAGCAGGTGTTTTTGTAGTAGTAGTAGTAGGGCTTGTGGGGCTTGTGGGGCTTGTGGGAAACTCCCCTTCGATAATTTTAGATTATTAATAACCTATTTAGGGGAGTTTTCCACAAATCCACAAACCCACATGCTTAAAGGTTGTTGTGGGCAATGCGTGCGGGAGGGGCCCGCTTGCGGGAGGGTACCTGCACGCATTGTCCATAACCAACCTGCTTCTTGATTTGGTGGGGGGGCACTACGACACCCCCTCATGTTATCCATTATCCATTATCTAAAATAATAATGAATGTGAGGTAATTATATATAATGTCAGAAAATAAATCAACTAAAAGGGCTCAAAGATTCATGAATTTTGCAACTGTTGTATATCTTGATAGTGCACCCCCTAATTGGCAAGATATACTTAGCGATATGCATATTCAAATCTTTATTAGTCCGTTTCATAATAAAGATATTAACCCAGGCGGAGAATTAAAAAAATCTCATTATCATGTTATGTTCATGTATGACTCTGTTAAGTCATTAGCACAGGCAGAGGAAAATATAAAAAAAATAAATGGTGTAGGTTGTGAGATAATAAATAGCACTCGTGGCTATGCTCGGTATTTGTGTCATTTGGACAATCCAGAAAAATATCAATATCCTATTGATGAGGTAAAGTCTTTAGGTGGTGCAGATTATCAAGTTATTATTCAGCTAGCTAGTGACAAATATAAAATTATAGGAGAAATGCAAGATTTTTGCGATAAGTACAATGTAACTTCTTTTTATCTTCTTGCTAAATATGCTCGTAGAAATAATTCAAATTGGTATCGTTCTTTGTGTGATAATTCAGCGTTTTATATGAAAGAATATCTTAAAAGCAAAAAATGGTCGAATGATAATCTAGAAAATCAAATTATTGATATAGAAACAGGAGAAATAATAGGGTAGAAATACTTTTAAATAAAATAAAATAAAAAAAGATTATTCAGGGTGGTTTTTCCTGAATAATCTTTTTTTTACCTGGGCATTTCATAAAAAAACAATAACAATAATTTTTTATTTATTGATTTATAATTGTTTTTTATGAAATGCCTATTATCTTTTTTTTATGTCATTTATATCTAATTCAAGTATTTTAAGCATTTCAAGAAATTTATTTATATTTGATAAGTTTTTCCCATTAAGCCATCTACTAACTGTATTTTCATTTATTTTCAATATTGAAGCCAATTCTATATTGTTCAAATTTTTGTCAATCATAGCTTTTTTTATAATTTTTGTATTCAAAATTATCACTCCTTTTTTAATAGTATAAGTATTATATATCATTTTACATGATTTAAACAATTATAATATGTCGATATGTAAATTTGTCTTGACATATACAAAAATGTATATTATAATTAAATCAAAAAAAAAAAAAAGGAGATTACATTACTATGAAATTTGAAAATGAATTAATTGTAACAGGTATTGTAGAAAAAGTTTCTAAGAAAACAAATAAGACTTATCGAATTATTAATTATTTAAATGATGATGGTAAAACATTTACTTCTATGCTTCATGAAGATGTTAAGATTCCGGAAGGATTGAAACAACTTGATTTATGTAACGTTGTATTTGAAGTAACTTTCTATAATGGCAATGTAAATGGCCTCAGAACTGTTGGCTTGGAGTTAAAATAATATGGACATGCAGTTAGATTATACAATGTATTTTGTGGAATTAGTCGATAATGCAATACTATCAAATGAAGCGTTAAATACTATATTAGAAAAATTATCTTCTGTTAATGTATATTCAGAATGGATATTTGGCTTAAATGTTGCCATATTTGCATTATTGATTGTGATTATATTCGCTATATTTTTTACTAATTATAAGTAGGTATCTATATGGAAGATTTAGTTATTTATGAGAATTTAATTAATGAAAAAGCATTAGTAATTTTTGAAGATATATTCATCATTGTATTATCTGAGTTTTTAGTTTTAGTCTTTCTTCTACTTTTTGCTAATGCGGCACTTTCATTTTTTAAAAATATATAAATAGGAGGACTTATCAATGGAAACTAGCCCTGTTATAACAGCTATCACAGAAGCAGCTTCAAACTTGACAACAGATGCAGGTACAGTTATTGCTTCTGCAATAGGAGTTG